AAGCTTACCAAAGAGCAGCTGATGTGTATTGAATCGATAAAACAAAACCGATATGGTGAAGTTGAGATAAAGCTACACGGCAAAGAATGGACCATAAAAGAGATCAATCGTCATATTGGGTTTTATGAAAAAGATAATGAGCAATCAAAAACCAGCATTGATTTAGGTGAAGGATTCAATGAGGAAAAACAAAAACGTATTGATGCTCTAATTGCTAAGGCAACTGAATCAAAAAATAACCTATAAATAAATTGCTAACTGACGCTGAAATATTAGAACTGGAAACTCTTTTGAAAGAAAGAGATATTGATATTTCACGTAAACAGCTATGTGTAATTGATGAAGAGCGAACAAATCCTAATTTCTCATTACTTCAAACAGCTATTCAAGAACAAAGATATGATGAAAACGGAGATCTTGTATCCGGTTTTCGTGGTGCAGGATTAGAAGGATCCTCCCGTTCCGGTAAAACATGGTCCGGAATTGATATCATCATCTGGATTTGTCTGTTTTATGAACCAGAAGGATGTACAATCAACATATATCGTGAAACCTACAATGAATTCAAAACAACATTATATGATGATTTCAAAAGAAGGTTAGATGATTTTGGTTTGCCAAATAAATTCAAAGACACCGATGAGATCAAAAGTTTTAAGATAGGAAACAGTAAAATCTATTTTCTGGGTGATGGTAAACACGGTGGAGGTTGTGATTATGCTTTTTTCAATGAAATGATGTTTATCAAGAATTCAGTATTTGACCAGGTAGAACTACGTTGTCGTAAATTCTGGTGGGCTGACTACAATCCCTCAGTTACAGATCACTGGTTTTTTGATAAAGTGTTAACCCGTCCTGATGTTGCTTTTCTAAGAACTACTTATTTAGACAATCAACATATATCAGCAGGAGAAAAGAATAAAATACTTAGTTGGGAGCCATGGAAACCTAATTCTTATATCGTTAAGGATAATATTATCATGTGTTATAATAAATTGACTAAGAAAGTTGAGCCTGTAACATCAACTAATCAGCCTCCACCACATCCTACAAACATTCAAAACGGAACTGCTGATGAGTTTATGTGGAAAGTGTACGGTCTTGGATTGCGTGGAGCTATGAAGGGAGTTATTTTCCCTTATGTAGAATGGATTGATTCTTTCCCGGAAGATAAAGCCGCTATTTACCCTAATGATTTTGGTTTTACAACGGATCCTAACACTTTAGTTAAGTATGCAGAAGATGATTATAATATCTGGATTGAACCATTAAGCTACGAACCTATAGAAACACCGGATGCTTTGGCCGGATTGCTTACGGCATTAGGAATAGATCCTGCTAATGATATCATTCCTTGCGATTCTGCTGATAAATACACTGGGGAAAACAAAGGAACCGTTGAAATGGTGCGGGGATTAAAGACTGAGGGTTTTAAGAACGCTTACAAAATAAGCAAAACAAAATCAGTGATGTTTTGGCTTAACTCTATGAAAACTAAAAAGATTCATATTGTTAAAAATCACCTTTACAAAGAAGCTTTAAAAGAACAGCAGAATTACCGAATGAAAGAGATTGCCGGAATAGCCATCAATCAACCTATTGATAAATTCAATCACATTTGGGACGCTGCAAGATACGGACATATTGCACATAATACTAAAACTATAGTTCTTCAAATGACCGAAGAGCAAAGCAGAAACCTAAACTATTAAAAATATATTTCATGGAAAATTTATTAGAATTATTAAAAACAGATCCAAAAAAGGTAGTTGATGCCATCAGGACAAAAACAAAAAGTACTGATGAAATAGCCAATTATATCAAAGAGTATAAAGAATTTGACAGAGATCAGCGAGATGGCCAGATTGGGAAAGTACAGAAGGACAAACCTATTACAAGCGGAAATGTTTCAAAAATGGTTAAGATATGTTTGAACCATGCTGAAAATATAGTTGAAACCCTTTCGGCTTTTATAATCGGAAAACCAGTCACATTGATTGCATCCGAAATAAATGATCTGGATAAGTTGGTTAAGCAAACATGGAGAGTAAACAGGATTGATTCTAAAATATTAGAAGCTACTATTTTAAAATTATCTGAAACCCAATCAGCAATTCAGTTTTATATTACTGATGCCGGTCCAATGTCTTTGTTAAACAAAGTTTTAGTTAGTGTTGGATTAAAAACACAAGCAAAAGAAATCAAAGCCAAGGTTTTAGACAATACTAAAGGCACTATGACACCGTATTTTGATGGTAGAGGTGATATGATTGCTTTCATGTGGGAGTATAAAAGTAAAGTTGGTGAAAAAGACGTGAACAATGTAGAGATTTGGGATAAAGAAAAATATTATTTCCTTAACGATGCATCAGGAACTCTTACTAATGCATCAAATCCTTTACCTCATGGTTTTGACAGAATCCCTGTAGTATATGATTGTCAGGATGATCCTGAATGGTACAAAGTAAAAACTTTGATAGACAGGCATGAATTAGCATTATCTAAGTTAGGAGATGCTAATGATTATTCCGGGCATCCTATTTTAGTTACAGAGGGAGAAGTTGAAAATATGCCACTTAAATCAGAAAGCGGAAAGCATTTTAATATACCAATTAAATTAGGAGGTGATGATGGCAAAACAGTCGTAAAAGGAGATGTAAGATTTCTGGAAGCAACTACAGCTCCGGAATCAAATAAACTGGAATTAGACAGACTGGAAGATGCTATTTCTTACGGTTCAGGAGTAGCTAATTTATCACTTGACAAACTTAAAGCATTGGGTAATGTTGCTGAAAAAACGGTTAAATTGATGTTTTTAGGAACTGAAATTAAAGCTTCATTGAAACAGGCAGCAACCAGAACCTTTATTGAAAGATGTGTCAATGTGATTATGTCCGGTATCACTAAAACCACTAACACTGCCATGGCTGCAAATGGTAAATCGTTGTATTATGATATTCAATTCAATTCAATTCTTCCATCGGATATGGCTGAAACAGTTGGTTATTTGACAGATGCTGTTGAAGGTAAGGTAATGAGTAGAAAAACCGCCATCAGCATTTTAGATGTCGTTGATAATGAAGAAGAAGAATTAAGATTAATCAATGAGGAAAATAAAACGGAACCGGTTAATGATCCTGTAGTATAAATATCAAAATGAAAAATAAATTTTTAGAATATTCGAAAATTAAAAAATTACGATTAACTCAAAGCAGGAAATTGTTAATTGACATAGCATCAAAAATGAAAGTATTCAGTACTTCGGATTTGATCGCAAAAGCCAAAAATAAAAACATTTCTCTAGCAACTACCTATAATTTTATTCAAACGCTTTTGGATGCTGAAATTATAGAAAAAAGGGATCAGTACATTTTTAAACTAAACTAATAAATAATCATTATGAAACCAATTGAATTTGAAGGTGCAAATGTTGTATATGCAGAGAATCAGGAAGAATATCAATCATTACCAGCTTTTAAAGATGATGATGGTACGGTTGTTACCTGTTGGGAATTATCTCCAGAGGAAATAAAACAAATATCGGAAACAGGTAAGTTGTGGCTTTCTGTGATGTCTTTTAATAAGCCTCTTCAACCTGTGTTATTAAGTACTAACAGAGATGATGTCTTAATTTATAACGAAATAACAGAACCATGAAAAACCTACTAAAAAGATTGTTTTTCCCTATTTACGTTTTCTTTAGAAAAAGAAATCCGGTTGTGAAAAACAAAATTGATGAAGTCTTAAAATCTTATGACGAACTCATAAAAGAATATGAACTCATAAAAAACAAGCAATCAAAACTTTCAGCCAATCAAAGAAAAGAAGTTGAGCTTAGAATTGCTTTTTTAATTAGTAAAGGACATATAAAAGTAAATTGATAATAGGTCATGTCCTCCGGGGTTAGGCAACTACTTGAAAAAGGATTAGCTATCATGACTTTATCAACTAAAAACCACACAATCAAACGTGTGGTTTTTTTTATGTAATTATTTTTATTTAGTCTAAATAAAAATAATTACATTTGTTATCTAATAATATCAACAATTAAAACATTTTATCATGCCAGTAAAACCAGAACAGATTAAGGCACGACTTAAGGTTAAATACCCTAAGGCGAACTTGTCCACAAAAAGGATAGACGCAATTGCGGCTAAACTATGTTTGAAACCAGCAGACGATGCAGATGATGATGCGATTGATTTAGTATTGGAAACAGCTAATGACTTTATCTCTTTTGAAGATATTGCCCGAGAGGATGATAGAGTCAGAACATTGGAGTCAAATCAAAAGGCTAAGCCAGATCCTACACCATCGCCAGCACCTAATCCGGATCCTGATCCAAACAATCCGAATCCAAATCCAACTGAGGAAGCTCCAGCTTGGGCAAAAAAAATACAACAAGATTTGGATGCAATTAAAACTGGTAACATTACTCAGACTAAAAAACAAACAGCCTTACAATCTTTTGAAAAATCAGAAATCCTAAAAGGACTAAAACCTGAATTAAAAGATCGTTGGGTTAACCGAATTGATGTTAATTCCGAAACTCCAATAGAGGATCAAATAAAAGAATTAGAATCAGAGTATTCGGAATTAGTACAGGTAAATGCTGATAGTGAAGTTTACGGCGGACCAGCTGGACAAGGAACTAATATTTCTAAACCAGATGAAGCAGTTGTAAACGAAATTGTAGATAATCTAAACATTTAAAAAACATGTCAACAACAGCCAATTTAGCAACACAAGGCCCTAGTTACGATACAGGAAACGATACAATTGTAATCGTTAAAGTATTAGAGGCTATTCCAGGAGGTAAAACTCTTGATGTTACTGGTTTTTCTCCTGATGTAATTCCTGCTGGTCACTTGATCATCGAGGAAACTTCTACTGGAGTTTTAAAACCTATGCCTATATCAGGTGAGAACTATGGTGCTTTGCCAGCTTCTCACACCTATAAAGGCGTTTTAATTTCTACTATTTTGACGGCAAAACCATTTGCGGGAATTATGGTTAGAGGAACAGTCAACAAAAATGCTTCATTCTACGGAATAGCATCAGTATTAACTGCAGTAAGAACAGCTTTACCGCTTGTTCGTTTTACTCAAGACTAATAATTAGATCATGAAAGAATCATTATTTGTAAAATACACCTCGTGGCTTAGTGCTATTATTTTAGGTGTGGTAACAAAGGTAAATGGAGGTAAGACTGAATTGACTTACTTATTCAAAACGATGTTAACCGAAGAATTGTCAACAGACTTAAAATGGTCTACATTGACTATTAACAGTACAATTGTAGCAGCGGATATTGTGGCCATGGATTCTCCATTACCATTGAAAAAACGTGATGCGATTGGTACTGCAAATGGAGAGATTACCAAACTAGGTATGAAAAAGAAATTGACTGAAAAGCAACTTTCTGATATCGATACTTTGGTAGCTAAAAAAGTGGAAAACAAAGTTATTGTTGAAAAGATTTTCAATGATGCTGTTTCTTGTACAATGGGGGTTTATGAAAAGTTAGAATACGTTTTCTTAAACGCATTATCTACAGGCGTTGCGTTAATTGAAGATACTGAAAATGTTGGTACTGGAATTCGTATTGATTACGGATATTCAGATGCTAATAAATATGGAGCTTCGATTCCTTGGTCAGATCCAACAGCTAAGCCATTAGATGATATTTTAAGAGTAACAAAAGCAGCTAAAGCAAAAGGAGTTTCCTTGAAGTTTATGATGATGGATGAATCTACTTTTGATAATATCGCAGCTAATGAACAAGTTAGACAGTACTTTGCTTTTTCTCAAAACTTTGTAGGTTCTAATATTCCTATTCCAGATTTAGATCAAGTTAATTCAATGCTTCAAAAACGTTACAAGCTAACAATTGTAATTGTTGACAGAACTGTAATTACAGAGCGTGACGGTGTAAGAACTGTTCAAATTCCATGGGCTGAAAACAAAGTTGTTTTCTTGGAAACTCAAAAAGTTGGACGTTTGGTTTATGGTATTCTTGCAGAAGAAAACAGACAATCAAAAGCAGCTACTTATGTTAAGGCCGGTAAATTCATTTTAATTAAGAAATGGCATGAAGAAGAGCCTTTCTCAGAGCATACTTCATCTCAGGCTTTAGCTATTCCGGTAATTGATGCAGTTGACAGTATTTATCTTTTAGATTCTGAAGAAGCAGTAGTTGATACTCAAACTGAAGGTGATGCTGATTTTGCATACAAAGGAACTGATTATACTAAAACATCTGTAGTTGCAGCTTATTTGATAGTAAAACCAAATTCAACAATTACAACAGCTACAACTGATGCTATTATCCTGAACGCTATCAATAAATTATCTGAAGAAGATATTTTAATATTCGAAGGTAACATCACAGAATCAGTTTAAAAAATGT